CTATCCGTGGTTATTCATTCAATCTAATTTTCCTGGATGAGTTTGCATTTGTTCAGCAAAATATGGCACAAGAATTCTTTAATTCTGTTTATCCAACTATATCATCTGGACAAACATCGAAAGTAGTTATTGTTTCTACTCCCAACGGTATGAATCACTTCTATAAGATGTGGACTAATGCCATTGAAGGACGCTCCAACTATCACGCCTTTGAAATTAATTGGTGGGATGTACCGGGCAGAGATGATGACTGGAAGAAACAAACAATTGAAAACACCAGTGAGGAACAGTTTAGACAAGAGTTTGAATGTGAGTTTTTGGGCAGTGCTGGTACTCTGGTTAATCCTGGCAAGATTGCCGAACTTACTATTAAAACTCCACTTACACGCAAAGATAATCTAGACATATACGAAGAGACACTTGAGGGACATAATTATTTTATAGCAGTGGATGTTGCAGAGGGCAGAGGTCAAGATTACTCCACGTTTAACGTGATTGACATTACAGACCTTCCGTTCAAGCAAGTGGCCAAATATAGGTCAAATACAATATCTCCTCTACTTTTTCCAAACATAATAAATCGGGTAGCAACTGCATATAATAAAGCGACTGTTTTGATTGAATCAAATGGTCCTGGTGGTGAAGTTGCTAATATACTCCATTATGATTTGGAATACGATAACACAATAAACGAATCAGGGGTTCAAGCAAAATTAGGCATAAAAATGACTAAGAGAGTCAAAGCAGTTGGTTGTTCTAATTTCAAGGACCTTATAGAGACAAACAAACTAATAATTAACGATTTGGAGACAATATCAGAGATATCTCAATTTATCGTTCGAGGAAAGAGTTGGTCTGCCGAAGAGGGTGGTAATGATGACCTAGTAATGAGTTTAGTCTTATTCTCTTGGTTCTCTTCCCAAGATTTATTTAAAGACTTAAATGATATAGATTTGAGAACAAAATTATATGATGGACAAATACAACAAATAGAAGATGACCTGACTCCATTCGGGTTCATCGAAGATGGTATAGGAGATGTAAGTGAGAATATCGTACAGGGTGGAGAAGTTTGGCAAATCTATAAGTAGTAAGGGAGATATATATGTTTACACTGACAGATTCAGCAAAGGCACAGATAGTGTCGGTTTGCAATAAAGAAAATAGCGATGCAGTACGCTTCAGCATTAAGGGCGGAGGATGTTCTGGATTTGAATATAACTGGGAAGTAGTAAACGAATATATTCCTGAGTTACACGATAGAACAATAGACTTGGAAGATAGTAGGCAATTCGTAGTAGATAATATCAGTATTAACTACATAGCAGGAGCCACCATTGATTTCGTGACAGAAGTAATGGGGTCGTCTTTTCAAGTATCTAACCCTAATGCAAGTAGCAGTTGTGGATGTGGAGAAAGTGTAGGATTTGGAGAAATATTAGACTATGCCAGTGATGAGGTAAAACTATGAGATTAAAGAGCCGATATTGTGTTAAATGTTCCGCTATATACTCTTTTCAGTGTTCGTGCCCAAATAACGTGAGGCATAAAAATGTTATGAGAGATTTCCACAAAATTAGTATGGCGTCTGTCGAACAGGCGGAAGAGCAAGTGCGTGGAAAACTAATAAATTATAAATAGTTGTAATGGATGGAGGAGAATGTTTTCTTCCTTATTGTCTCATCAGAATTATCGCATAATAATTCAATTAACGGTAAAATGATTGGGATAAACCATAGTTAAATAATTTTAATATAGGAGAAAAACGATGGGATTTCAATTAAGCCCAGGCGTCCAGACAAGAGAAATCGACTTGTCAACGTCTATCCCCGCGGTTGCTACCTCTTTAGGTGCTACAGTTGGTCGTTTTACTTGGGGTCCGGCATTTGAGCCGTATTTATGTACCTCAGAAGCCGACCTGGTAGCAGTCTTTGGACAACCAACCAACGATACATATCCAGCGTTTCTTTCTTCTGCCGCTTTCTTGAAGTATGCTAACAGCCTTCAAGTAGTTCGAGTTGTTGATTCAGGAGCGATGAATGCCGCGCCTTCTGGAAATGTTACTCAAATAACTGGCGCAGAGGATTTTGACACACAGTTGGATTCAGGAACCTTGACAGAGGGATTTTATGCCCGCTATCCTGGCCTGTACGGAAATGGCATTAGTGTAGAAACACACGACGGTACTGCAACGTGGGGTGACTGGCAATATGCCGGTGCATTCGATGTTCAGCCTTCGACTAGTAACAACGAAATGGCAGTTGTCGTAGTTGTTGACGGAGAAGTTGTTGAACGCTATCTTGTTGGACTCGCACAAGGCGACAAAAACAGTGACGGTGGAAACATTTGGGCAATGGATATAATTAATCCTCGCTCTAAACTTGTCTGGATTAACACAGCAAACGTAACTAACTCAGCCGCAACGACTGTAACATTCAGTGGAGGAATAGCAGTTTCGGCTGGTGTACCCGCTCATTGTGATGACGGTAGTGGCGATGACCAAGCAACTTGCGAAGGTAACTCCGCAGTTTGGGTCTTAGCAGTTGATGCCGGGACAGTTGGTGCTAACGAGTATATGCAAGGATGGGACAAGTTCAAGAACGCTGATGAAGTTAATGTTTCACTAGCAATTGCTGGTGGACTCTCTAACGAAAACACCGCTCAGGTTGCTGTTGTTTCTAAGTATATCATTGAGACTATAGCAGAATATCGTAAAGATTGTATTGCTATTGTATCACCTCCGAAAGAAGAAGTTGTTAATGTTGGTGGAGCCACTAACGCAGTTAACAATGTAATTGCTTGGAGAACTGATGTAGCATTTAATAGTGCTTCATCTTACGGTACTCTCGATGGCAACTATAAGTACGTTTATGACGTTTATTCTGATACTTATCGCTGGATTGGATTCAGTGGTGACATAGCAGGATTGATGGCTCATACTGATAGCGTAAGAGATGCTTGGTGGAGTCCAGGTGGTCTTAATCGTGGTCAGATTAAGGGAGTTGTAAAACTTGCTTATCAGCCCTCACTAGCCCATAGAGACCAGTTGTATATGCTTCCTAACGGAATCAATCCAATTGTAACCTTTCCAGGACAGGGAACTGTTCTTTGGGGAGATAGAACTCTATTGGTTAAACCAAGTGCATTTGACAGAATTAATGTTAGGCGACTATTCATTATTCTTGAGAAAGCAATATCAATATCCGCAAAATACTTCTTGTTTGAATTCAACAATGAATACACACGTAAGAATTTCTTGAATATGGTTAATCCATATCTTGAGGGAATCAAAGCGAGACAAGGAATGTATGATTTTTATGTTCAGTGTGACGCCGAGAATAACACGCCTGAAGTCATTGACTCGAATCAGTTTATTGCGAGTATTTTTCTTAAACCATCCAAGTCTATCAACTTTATCACGCTTAATTTCGTAGCAACGAAAACTGGTGTTGATTTTGCTGAAGTCATTGGTCAAGTATAAAGGAGAATAAAAATGGCACATTTTAATGTAAACAGTTTTAACGCTCAATATACTGGCGACTATGCTCGTCCTAATCTGTTTGAGGTAAATATTGCAGGTATCGATTCTCATATGTTTGTTAAGGCCGCAAGTCTTCCAGCAACTACTGTTGGAATGGTTGAGGTACCTTATCAGAACCGCAAACTAAAGGTTCCTGGCGACAGAACATTTGCGGATTGGACTGCAACAATTATCCAAGATGAAGGATACGTACTGCGTACTGCCCTGTTAAATTGGCAGGCCGCTATCACTGGATTTAGTTCTATGGCTAGCACCGCAGGAGTGGCAACATCTCACAAGAAAATAGAGATTCAACCTTACAATCGTGATGGCACACCATCTACACACAAAGCAAATGTGTATGGATGGCCGAGCGAAATAGGTTCAGTCGAACTTTCTTGGGAAACAATTGACACCGTTCAAGAATATACTGTTACTTTTAGTATTTCTTGGGATGATGGTGGAATTGATGCGGCTGACGTTGCTGTATTGGCGTAATAATAACTTGTTATTTGAGCGTATAAATATAGATAATACTAACTTAACTAACAAAGAAAAGTGATATGGAACTATTTGGTTATAAAATAGAGAAGAAGATTGGCTCTAACGTGGTGGAAAAGGGGACGAAGTCCTTTGTTGCACCCAATCTTGACGATGGTTCTACCGTAATTGATGGAGGAGGAGTAAACGCCTTCTCTATCAATTTCGACACTGCGTTTATAACACAGCAGGACTTAATTGCGAGTTATCGGAAGACGGCAAGACAACCAGAGGCCGAGTCTGCAATTGATGATATAGTCAATGAAGCAGTAGTACTGGACCCTTATAAGGACCCAGTGAGCATTTATCTTGATAAATTAGATACAGTTGATGTACCTAAGAATATCAAGGATATGATTGCAGAAGAGTTTCAGATTATCTCTAAGAAATTGGAGTTTAATCAAGCAGGGCCTGATATTTTCAGGCGTTGGTACGAAGATGGAGCAATCCATTATCATATTATTTTTGATAACGATAATCTGAAGAAGGGCATCAAAGAGTTACGATACATCGATGCCACGAATATTAAGAAGATTAAAGAAATTCTTAAAGAAAGAGATTCCGATGGAATCGAAGTTGTTACCGGGGTAGATGAATATTGGTTATATTCAAAAGAGAGTAAAGGAATCACTCAAACCCTTAAAGTTGCATTAGAGGCAGTAGCGACTGCTGACTCTGGATTATTTGATAACGAGAAAGAAGTTACGTTATCATATCTCCATAAAGCAATGAAACCAATTAAC